GATATAATTGATCCCATCCATACTGTCTTGATGTCCAACTCAGACCCGCTTTCGAGCGGGTCTTTTTTATTTCCCCATCGATCGAAGAAAGCAAAGGATCATCTCGATCCTCTCTTTCTCGGGAAGCGCGACCCTCACGACCTCGACATCATCGCGCCAGATCGTGAGGGTTCCGAGGTGATCGATGTCCCAGGTTATCAAGCGAGCATCTTCTCGAGGCTTTTAGGTCCGACGATGCCATCGACGGTGAGACCATTTGCTTCTTGCCAGGCTTTGACCGCCTTCTCGGTGGCGGGTCCGAACACTCCATCAGAGGCAAGGCCGAGTTTGCGTTGCACCCGTTTGACCGCATCGCCTCTTGATCCGAGGCGAATAGTCTCGGTGATTTGCGATCGAGGTAGAATTTCACCAGTGAGAGCCTCGAACGCGATCGAAAACCTCTGCTCACGATCGGCGAGGCCGATGTCGCCGCCGTTGATCTTCTTGGTGAGAGCGCGAATATCACCCGTGTCGGCAATAGCATTGAGTTTGTTCGTGGCCCAGAACCAGAGAGCCGAGGCGAGAGCGCCCTCCTTTGTATCGAGCCACTCCGCCGCTTCCTCTGCGCTCATGCCGTAATCCTTGGCGAAGCGTTCATAATTTGAACGACCCGTCAACTGCTTCAGACCTCGACCGCGGAAGCGCCATCCGTCCCCAGGCTGAGTGTTCCCAAGAGCGCCGCCTTTGCTCCTGTTTTCGTCCATATAGACATAGTTGGCGATCTTCTCGGGGTTCCTAGCATATTCGGCGGCATTGCGTTTGCCCTCGCCGAAATAGCGAGGCCCGTATATAGTTTTGAGCCTGTCCTCTGAATAATTCAGATTCTCCTCGAGGGCGGTGAAATCGCGGCTCTCATGAGCGCATTGCGAGATGAAACCCGCGATCCGCCTGGCGCTAGTGATGTCATATTTGTCGAGCGCCTTGTTCAGTTCCGCGCACCATCCCTCGACATCGGGATTCGTTGGGATCATCGCGGCAAGTTGGTCGGTCGTCAGTTTCATTTTGCCGCCTTCCCTTGCAGCTTCTCGACCGTTCTCAGACCGCCGAGGCCGAGCATCCCCATCAGGACAGGCATCAGGGTTCCCATGTCGAACTCTGGAAGCGGCGGCAAGATGACGCCCGCCACCGTCACCGAGAACACGATGATCGGTTGCAAGATGAAATGGTAGACAAAGGCGAACCCGCACACCCATCCGATGAAAGGACGCCATCCGCCTTTGAAAAGCGAACCGCTGGCGGCTTCGGCTTTGTTGATCTCGAGTTGACCCTTTGCGAGTTCTTGGGCATGACGCTCCGCCATCGTGGCGATCTCGTGCGCCAGCACATTCTTTTGATCCTTGTCCTCGATGAATTTGTCGAGGATACCCGCAACGGGTCCGATGAGTTTGTCTAGCATATCATTCGCCCTTCGCCATATTTGTGAATCCATAGTAAGCCGCCACGATCGCGGCGATCGAGACATAGTAGATATTGCTCATTGACGATAGGAGATTGCTCGCGTTTGGCAAGCCTAGCCATTCTGTCAGCACCACCCCGAACGGAAAAACCAACATTCCCGTTAGCGAGAACCATGCCATCCGCCGTTGGGCATCGCGCTTGGCATCGGCATCGAGCATCTTTCGCCGCCGATCCTCGATCATAATCTCCCGCTCCTCGGGATCGATGACGCCATTGCCATTGAAATCATATTCGTTCGACATTCTTGTTCCTTTCAGAGAGGCTTGGCGAGTTCATCCATCGCCCGCCACAAGTCCTCGATCTCTTGATCGTATCGATCGAGTTTAGTTCCAAGGCCATCAGTGATCGTTGTTGATCTTTCGACCTTTGATCTAAGGTCTAGGAGGGTTCTCTGTTGCTCGAGGATCGTCGCCATCTGGGTCGATATTTCGGAGAGGCGGCTTGCGAGACCTCGGACATCATTATCTTGGATCGCTTGCTCGAGCGTTTGAACGCGGCTCTCGACATTCATCAGGGGTTCAATAGAACTCTCAACAGACTGAAATCGTGAAAGAGCATCATAACCGAAATAAACAGCGCCAGAGATGCCAGACAGCACAGGCACAGCAGCAGCAAGATACCATCCCTTGAGATCGAACCCTCCGACCTTGATCGATGTCGCTTCCTCATCCGCCATAGAATCCGACCTGATTATAGATTTGATCGGCGGTGATCGTGTTGCCCGAGTTGTATCCGCTCAAAGCGATCGAGGTGTTCGAACCCCACATAATGAGCATCTGGTCGATGCCTTGGGTGTAGGAGATCGCCGTATAAGACGACACCGCCACGTTGTTCGCCGCTGCAAACGAATCGATCGCCGCCGTGACGTTTTGATTGTTTGCCGCCGCTAAAAACGCGCCCGCTTGGGTCGCGTAGGTGTTCAGATCGGTGAGGGCGGCGTTGTAGTTATCGACATCGGATTCCGAGATCGACATATCGGTGGTGGCGAGGGCAGCTTGGACCTGGAGTTGCTCTTGTGTCGTGTCCGCCGATGCCGCCATATCCGCCACCACCGAGACCGTTGCGAGAACGGTCGTCGCCTCCACAAGATCATTGATCGCAGTGTGGAGGTTGTTGATCGCAACGCTATGTTCATCGAGGAGAACATCGGCGGCGGTGAGATAAGAGGTCGCGAGGACATTATCGATCGCGGCGTTGTAGGCGTCCACCATCGTTTGATCGATGAGAGCCGCATCGGTGACGCCATCCTCGACCACATAGGTCGAATGTCCATAACCGTGAAGGCTACCCGACAGGTTATTCGCGAGGCTTAGTTGATCCTCAATCGCTTGCGCCGCCGCCAGAAGATCGGACATTGTTTGTTCCGCCGTTGCGGCGGAACCTATCAGACAAAGAGGCAGAATTATTCTCAGGCGGTTCATAGGGCGGCAACTCCTGTCCGATCATCAATAGTTCGTCCCAGAACCGCCGATCAGCCGCATAATCGGGAATGTATAGTTCTGGTTTCTCGCGCATCATAGCATAGGCGTCGAACCCGAGCAAAAGTTTCCGATCTGTGATCGAATAGATTGGACAAGGCGTTCCCGCCATTGCCATCGATCGGAACACTCGAGGATTGTTTTCGCACATCACCGCGATCCCCGAGACCTGGAGACCCATGCCACCGCTCGCGTTTGGCGTTGCCATGATGACCGCATCGCGGCGACGATTGCATTCTTCGTCTTGGAGCATCTCGCCTTTCGCGACACCGAAAAGAGAGATTTGAAACCCCGTCGAACTGGGTATCAGACAGGATTGATTGCCGCCAGCGCCCATGACGGTCGGCGCGGAAGCGGTCGGAACAGGATTCGAGAATGCGCCAGGTGCGCCCGAATTATAGTTGTTCGTGATGCTCTCGGTTTCGTTGTTCGAATCGACCGTCGATCCCGCGCCGATGTTGGTGTTCAGATCGCCCGAAACCGATCCGTCCCCGATGTCTTGGGCAATGGCGGCGGTGCCAATGATCGACGCTAGAATTGCGGTTCGCCACATTCTTCACCGAGCGCGTTCTTTGCGTCCATATCGTTGCACATGAGCCTGGTCGCCGCGAAGGGTTGCCCGATATAGGCCAGCGTTTGAGCGGTTTGATTGAGTTCGCATCGTCTATCCCCGAGAGGACAGGCGGCGGTATAGGCAATAGGTGCTGGCATTTCGATCGTCCCGCATCCCGCGAGGAGGATGAGCGGAACGAGGCGGATCATTTGCCGCGTTCCATTATGCGATCGATCTTGGCATCCATAGCATCGAGGCGAGAGATCACGCGATCGATGTCGTGATGCACCTCGCCTTTGGTGATGCAGTCCCGCGCGATTTCCTCGCGGGTTCGGTTGAGGAGAATGGATAGCCTTTTGACCTCATCGGCGTATGATTTGAGAATCCATCCGATGACACCCATGCCAGCGGTGAGGGTTGCACTCCACAAAAGGCCCATTTCCATTTTTTAACCTCACAGAGCGCCGATGATGAATGCCAGGAGTTCGGGATAACGAACACCGAGACGGGTGCGTTCGGTTGCGCCCTCGGGTGCTTCCTCGGCGGTTTCGAATGTATCGATGACCGTTTGTTCCTCGCGCCCCTCAACAGCCTCTGAAACGAGACGTTCCTCGGTGGTTTCGGGTTCGATCTCATTGCCTTCATCATCGAGGACCGCGGGGATCGTGACGGTTTCATAAACCGCATCTTGAGCCTCGATCGCGGGGATCACTCGCTCTTTCTCCCACCAAGTGCTTGAGATAAACATGGCGTAACGACCAGCGTCCAGACCTTCAGCAGCGAAAGCATCCTGCAAGTCCTGTGCGATGATACCGACATGGATACGGGCTTCGTCACCCTTCTCAGCAACGGCATCCTTCCAGCGATACTTGCGGATCAGACCTTTAGCTGCAATGGCAACCCGCTTCTCAGCTTCGTCCAGTTCAGCGATGTCTTGCTTTTCGTTGCGGTCAGACGTTTGGATCGTGCCGTTGGTGGCGTAGATGTCGTCCCAGCGATAGGAAATATTGCCAAGGTCTTTTACATTATCAGCAAGACTGCCAGAACCATTGGTCGGGATTAATTGGTTCACATCGAAGGCGATCCCAACATTGTTTGTCCCATAAATGGCAAACCTGCCTGCAATGTTCCCAATACTCCCCACACCGTCGCCGTCTTTTTGGAAATCAGCAATGCTGCCATCCGTTGTCAATCGGTTTAGTGCCAAAACTGTGTTTACGTTAGCTGTCGCAGATTGTCGAACTATTTTAGTGTAACCATTGCCATTCACCACCAAACCAGGTGAAGTGTTGTCATCACTAGTCTTACCAACCAGCAATTTACCGCTGCTGTCGATACGCATGCGTTCGGCGAGGTCGCTTGTAGAAGAGGTGCTTGCTTTACTGAAAAACGCAAGACCTATCTGATTGTTATCTGACCCAGTTTGGACGGGAGCAATGCCTGCGTGACGACCTCCACCCTGAATATCTGTGAAAGATATACCGCCAGCATACCCCCCATCACTAGCATTAAGTGCCTCACACTCTATAAGAAGACCATCTCCAGAATAGTCATTGTATCCCAGACCAAAATTAAATGCTGTTAGAGTATGCAGTTTAGCCGCAGGGCTGCTCGTCCCAATCCCAACATTACCGCTGCTGTCGATACGCATGGCTTCAGATTCAACACCTGCCGAGTTTGCAGTTCGGAATACAAGAGACCTTGGTTCTGTGGCAGCAGACGTGCCAGCAGTCAAAACTGCGGTGTCGCCATCCATACCAAGACCGATGTAACCATTCCCAGCACCACGGACAACTTGAATGAGGCTGTTGTCAGCACCGTTATCAATCTCTAGCTTCCATGCTGGGCTGCTTGTGCCAATGCCCAACGCCTCAGCACTCGCATCCCAGAAGAGCTTAGGCGTGGTGCCTGTGTCCTCGTAGAAGGAGATGTCGTTTCCGTTATTAATCGTCATAGCCAATGTGTCATTAACAGATAATGACAGCAAGCGAGTATCTGAGGCATGATTAAACGTAGCGCCAACACCAGAGCTGTTGAGCATTTTAAAGCTAATCGAACCTATGTCATTTACATCTTGGACTAGGATTTGCGCACCATTACTAGCCACAGTCAGCCCATCGCTGGTGATCGTGCCATCCACATTGATCCCAGTATTGAAGTCAGCGGTCGCGTTCACCGTCAGCGTATCTCCAGCCGCATCGCCGATCGTGACGTTCCCCGTCATCGTGACATCGGACGCCTCACCCGATACGTTGAGGAAGCGCGAGTCCGCCTCGGCTTTGGAATAGGTGTCGAGGTTCGTGCGAGCATCCGCCGCCGTTGTTGCACCCGTGCCGCCCTGGGCGACAGGAAGGGTTCCAGTGTATGCGATCGGACCGCCGCCGATGTTGATCGACCAAGCCGTTTTGGTGCCGCTGCCCGCATAGGCGACCGCGTTCACCGTGAGGGTAGTTCCCGAGTAAGCGGTCACGATGCCATCGATCCAGTTCGTCGAAGGCGCGGCGGTGTCCGCGATCCGCAAAGGCGTCCCGACCTGGTAAGGCTTGGAGGCTTCGACCGTGAAGGTCTTTGAACCTGTGCCGATCGTGTTCGAGGTGGTCGAGGTGGTGGAGTAGAGGCTCCCCGCTTGGGTAACGAAATCTTCGAAGGCGTCAGGGAGACCCTCGACATAGTTCGTTCCCGCGAAATCCGCGAGAGTGTAGGTGCGACCGTTTAGCGTTACTGGAAAGGCCATTGTGCGTTCCTCTTAGATAAGTTCCTCGACCTCGATGAGCCGAGAATAATAGTCGAGAGCCGAGTTCACGATCGGACCCGTTTGCGCGATTCTACCATAGATGTTTTGCGTGATCCACGTTGTCGGATCATCGGGCTGCGGAATGACAAGAATGTCTTGCGCGATACCGCGAAGGCGATCGATCTGGTTAAAGATGTTCCCGAAAATTTCCGCCTCGGGGAGATTGATGAGTTCGAATCTCATGCGGCGGAAGCGTTCGACCTCATCCACAAAGGTTTGACCGCCTCGCGATTTCGTGATCCGCGATTGATCGATGAACTCGAACTCAACTCCGTTGGCATAGTTAATCGAGGGCTTGTAGGAAGGCCCAGAGATCAGGCGACCCGCTTGGAGATAACCAGAGGAGTTCGTCGGGTCAGAGACATCGACCCGCATATATCGAGCCGCCACGACCGCATCGAGGACCAAGAAACTCGAGATCGTATAAGCCGCCGCCACCTCGGGGTTGAGGTAGCCGCCCCATTGAAAGACGCCCCAGGGAAGCGTTCCGAACTCCTCGACGACAGGCCAAGCATCGACCGCGCCGCTATCGTAAACAGTGGTCGAGAAATCCGAGGCATTCGAGAACCGCCAGCGGATTGTGGCATATTGCGAGAAATTGTGTTTGATGATTGCCGCAAAATCGACGATCTTCGCCGATCCGAAATCGACATCGATCTGAGCGGTGGTCTGAGTGTTGCGCCAGACTCTCACGATCTGCCGATCTTGTAAGTTCTCGACAGGAAGGCTTGCGACCTCATCATCGGCGGTGATCGAGGTCGCTGCATCGACATAATTTGTCGAGGAAATAATAATGTTTCGAGCCATCACATCATCCCCAAAGTTCCAGTTCGACCTCGTTGTTCGCAGCGTCCTCGACGATCGAGATCACGCGGAACAGCTTGCCGCTTCCAAGATTATAGCGGTTGAAAGTGATTTTCACCACATCGTTCAACTTGAGAACATACGGCTGAGTTTTCACCAAGATTCGATAAACGTCTCGCTGCGTCTTGTAGATCGTCAAAAGCCTCGAGGCTTCGGTTGCCGCCGCCGATGAGCCAGAAAACAAGGCATCGACCATCAGCGCCGTTGCGTTTGGATATGCGGTTAAAATCGCCGAATCTGTGTCGATCGATAGACCGCCATCGCGTGTAAGGAAATCCCGTCGAGCCGATGACACCGAGGCATCGAGTTCGGTTTCGCTCATCGGTCGATAGTTCTTTTTGTAACCCACGCGCGTTTGAAAGTTCGGGATTGCCGATGCCAAGCGCGTGATCTCGATGATCGTTGTGCTATCGAACTCTGCATCTGCTGTGCCGCTGGCAAGTTCAACGCGACCGACCTGGAACTTGCCATCGCGGTCGAACCCATAGAATCCGCCGATCGTGTTGATGAGGCGATCGAGGACATCGGCGATCGTTGTGGTCTCGGTGTCATATAAGCCGACAGTTGAGGAGTTCGACGTATTGAGCGCGGAGAAAGATGCCGTATCAAAATCGCTTGGATATGTGAAACCAGCGTGTTCCTCGACGATGTGCTGGACAATATCCGCCACCGTTGTGATGTAAGTCCCGCTCGGCTTGGAACCCTTCACATCCGCCGTTATAACCCCAGTAGGCGTTGAGACTAAAGTGAACCGCCCATTTGTCAGATCGACCGTGTAGTCGGTTGTCGGGGTCAGAGCGATCCCGTTTTGATAGACAGCATCGATCGCTTGGATCGCGCCATCATGGACCTGATAAACGAGGTTCGTCGCATCGACCAACACAGGCTCGATATTGTAGACCTGTCCATAGCAGTGAGGTTTTGGTCTACCCTCGAGTTCGCTCGATCCTTCATTGCCACCAGTGCCAGCATATAGCGTTTCGGGATAGTCTCGCTCGAAATCGTTTTGATCGTCTCGGAGGATCACGCGAATGAATACGTCATCGAACTCGACCGGCTTAGCCTGGCCCGTGAAGATCGTGAAATAATACTGATAATCCGCGCCGCCTTCGCCGACCTTCACCTCGACCGATCGACCATCCCATCCATATTGGGCAAGCGCATCGAGACCGCCATCGGCGTTCGTCAGGATAAGTTCCCCATATCCAGGGACCGAATACCCCCCGATCCGACCCGATCCGAACATCGATCTCGAGAATGAGATCGGCTCGACCAAGCGCGGCTCGAACAAAGTATTCGCTGGCGTATCGGTTGGCTCGGTGATGAAACCCTCGCCCGAATAGTAAAGGGTGATCTCGCTCGAGGTGTCTAAGTTGTAAGCCTTGAGGATGACCAGATATTTCTTTTTGGCATATGGATCAGCGACCAGATCGGCGAGGGTTGTTGCGACCATTTACGAACGCGCCCCCACAAGTTGACCGCCAGCGATCACGCGGCTCATCTGGCGGCGGAGGAGAACGATCTCCTCCTTCATATCTTTCACGACATCGATGAGGTCGTTAGCGGAACCCTTGATCGGCGCGACCATACCGTTCCGCCCAGGGATCAGGAGTTCCTCGCCACGCTCTCCCACGCGAACATTGTCGCCAGCATTGAAGCGCGAACCCGTCATCCCCGCCAAATATGGCGCGGCATCGCTATATAGCTTCCCGAAGCGTTCGGAGCGATCTGCCTCATAAGCGCCGCCAGAGAGGGCCATGTTGCCAGTGATCTTGAGAACCTGGGTCGTGATTGCCTCGGTCAAGCCATCGATGACCGCGCCTTTCGCGAACTCGATGCCGACCGATGTGGCGATCGCGGAGAGGTTTCCAGCGCCGAGGATGCCACCAGCGAACGCACTAGAAATGCCGCCGCTGATCGATCCGATCAAGCCGCTACCAGCCGCCAGATTCCCAGCGATTGCCGACCCCACGCCAGGGAGAATGAACGGCAGAGCGAAGGCGGCAATGCTAAGGATGTCGCCGCTCATAATCGCGGAGACCAAGCCTTTCACCGCGTTGGTGATCGCGCCGACGATGTTTTTGATCGTGTTGAAAATACCATTGAGGATGTTTTTGATCGTGTTGGTGATGCCCTCCCAAAGGTCTTTCAAGAAACCGCCAAAGCCGAAACCTTGAGTCACGCCCTCCATCACGCCAGCATCGATCGAAAATCCGCCGCCACCAGTGTTCGGCATCTGCCCCGCGTTTATGGCATCGAAGAAACCCGAGCCGAACTTGCTAACGCTCGAGGCTTTGATGACATATTCGCCCGACGAAACCCGTGCGAGAACGTCATCGGCTCTAGGTCCACCCGACCCAGGGACAAGACCACCATCGGCGAACTGAAGGCCAGGGAATATCTTGCCCAGAAAGTTCAAGCCTACCGTGACGACCGCCTTTGCGGCGAGGTCGGCGAGACCCTTCTTAATCGCGTTCGTGAAAGTCTGGAAATCGAATTTCCCAGTATAGAAGAAATCCGAGAGCGAGGACTCGAGCGATCCGAATGCGTCAGACACAAAATCGGTAGCGTTCGCGGCGTTGTCCGAGATCGATTGATAGTAGTTCTTGATCCCTCGGATCGCACCCGCACCAAAGGTCTTTTCGGTTTCCGCGCGATAGTCGATGATCCCGCTGCGAATGTCAGAGATCGCTTTTTCATATTCCGCGCCAGAGATCACGCCAGCCTTGAAAGCCGCCTCGACCTTGAGTTGTTGATCTTGGAGTTCGCCCATCGTGTCATCGAGGCCGAGCGCCTGTCTGGTCAAACGATTGAGAACACTAATCGCATCTTCTTGTGTCATCGTGCCATCGGCGACCGCTCTTTTGAGCAAAGTGTTCTCAGCGGCAAGACCTTTGAGAGCGACACCAACAGGATCGATCGTCTTTTTGATGTCATCCAAGGCTCGACGCAACTCTGAGGCGGCGTCAGTCGTGTTAGAAATTGAACTCCCCGCGCCATCCATTGTCGGAAGGAAATCGAGGATCGAATTGTTGTTTTTAACGAACTCCGTATCAGTCCCATCAAGTTCAGAGGCCAATTCATTGAATCGGCTCTCGAGCGATTCAGTTGATAGGCCGAGAGTTCCGAACACTCGATCAAGTGCGCCAGTGAGGTCGATCGTATCGACTAGATCGCCGAGGAAGCCTCGAATCTCATCGCTAAATTCGATCAATGCTGCCGTGCTAAGAAGAAAACCCGCCGCGCCGAGTTTCATCCTAGTCGATACTTTTTGCATAATTGCGCTGAAAACCGTGACCGCCAGTTGGCTCTTTGCAACAGCCTTTCCGAAATCGATAAAGGCTTTTCCCACAGTCAAGATTCGACTTATAACCGCCACCGCAAAGGCGACCTTGAATGCCATTAAGAGCGTGTCGAGGTTATCCACCACAAAACGAATCGCAGCGACAGCGGCATAGAGGGCAGTGTTCAGTCGATTCGAAATTGATTTGGCGAGATCATCGTTGCCCGAGATCATCGATGTGAGGATGCGAACCGCCTTCGAAAGTTCGCCAGCGAATCCAGCCTCACCGATTGCGTAAAGAAAGGCATCGAAACTATCGCGCAAGTTGGTGATCGAGCCGCCAAGGGTTTCGGCTTGGCGAATTGCGCCGCCCGCGAATTTTAGTTGCCCAATCTCTTGCAGTGCCGCCAAGATCGAAGCGGAATCGTTGTTGATGGTCTTGGTGTAGTCACCCATCGACAGGGTGAGTTTGTTCCCCTCTTTCGAGGCGCGAATGCCAAACTCTTTGAGGCGTTCGAACTCGCCGACAGAAGCATCCGCCACCGCTTCGGCGAATTGCTCGATCGATTTCGATGTGCCGCCCGCTATGTCCGCGAAGGACGAAAGTTGTTCCTCAGTCGGACGGATGCCGCGCGAAACCAAGATGTTGAAAGATGTGACCACCTCTTGCAGCGAAAAAGGCGTCTTGCTGGCGAAGTCGCGAAGAATGCGGAACGCTCCGTCCGCATTCTCCACCGACCCCGTGAAGGTAATGAGCGAGGCTTTAAGGCTCTGAAACTCTCTGTTGACCGAGATCAAGTCTCGAACGAACAAGCCACCGAAAACGACACCCAAGCCAGCCGCGACCTTAGCCACGCGCGAAAACGCGGCATTGACAGTGTTTAGACTGCCTTGGAGTGTGCGAAACGCGCGAGCGGTTTCATCTCTTGCGGTGAGGCGGGTTTCGAGCCTGGTTGTTGCCATGTTTTTTCATCGCCTGTTTTTGTCGATCGGATATGACTTGAATATACACCGACCATTCCAAAAATTCATCAACAGACATTTCGGTTTCGAGTTGCTCGACCGTTTTGCCCAGTTTCTCAGCGAGAAAAAACTTGAACTGCCGTTCCTCGCTCCCCCTTAGTTTTTTTCCAGTTCCTCGGAGTTGCCTCCCATGATCTGATTCGCGACCCGCGCGAGGATGTTCGCATCGACCGAACCTCGCAGCGTTTGTTTGTCGCCCACGCTGAACACCTTGTTCCCGTCAGCGTCGATCGCTTTCATAATCAGAACCTCGGCGAGAGCATCCGCCTCGGATTGGTTCTTGACCGCGAACTGGAGTTTTCCTTGATCTTGCAGCGTGAAAGGTCGCGCATAAAAGACAAAAGGATTTCCATCTTCGTCAGCCCACTCGGGAACTGTGATCTCCCGAATGGGCTGATTTAGGTAATGAGCCTTCGCGCGTTCGATCGCGCTTAGGCCCGAGGATTTAGAATTAGCCGCCATCTTCTTCTCCTAGCGTTTAGGCAACAGTGCCTTCAGTCAGCGCACCCGTTCCCTGGAACGTGATCGATGCCTCGACCATGCCATCGAAAGAGGCGGTGATCGTGCGACCAGTTACAAGGATCGAACCCGACAGGCTATGATCGCCAGTAGTGTCGCCTTCCATCAGGATCGAAATGGTGCCAGTAGAACCGACAGTCAGACCGCCTTGGCCCGTTGTGTCAGTGTCGTCAAAGAACACATCAGCCGAACCCGAGAACGTCTTGAGGGACGCCTTGTATGTTCGGGACGTATCCCCCATGGCCGTGTCCTCTAGGGTGTCCATGTTTTCGTCGATCGAATAGGAGCGAACCTCGGCAACTGCGTTGCTGCCGATTTTGATAACGCCCCCGCTTCCTGCAAAAGTAGCCATAGCTTATTCCTCTTTTGGGGTTTCGGTTTCTGCGACCTCGGCTTTCGCTTTGGTTGCTTTTGGTTTGGATGAGCGCGGGGTCTCCGTTCGCCATCCCTTAGCCTCCATCGAGGCCAAGTCTTGATCCCAGATTTCGATCGGCTCGCCGCCGTTCGGTGGGAATACTTGAATCCGTTTTGCCATTATCGGACCTCCTTTAGTAAACTGTTTCGGCGTCCGCCTCGGTTGTAGAATACAGGATTTCGTAGATAAAGCGACCCACGACAACAGGCTTTTCACCCTCTCCAGCAAACTCCGCATCGAACGATCTGAGTTTCGTGTCCTTTGCGTTGCCGCCTCGCGTGATGTCAGTCGCCATCGCCGATTCGATCTCCGCCGCGATACCATCGAGGACATCATCCGCGACCGAACTCTCGACATATGCCTCAACTGACACCTCGAGCGAGCGGATGAGACCACGCGGCGGCTTAATCGTGAGAGCCTCAACTTGCTCGCTCGAGGTGTAGATACAAAGGCCAGGCATCCTCGCGCTTTGTATTGGATAAACCCTCGACGCGAAAACATTGGTTCCCGTAGTCGTGAGGCCCGTGAGTGTGGTTTCGATATTGTCTCGGATCAACTTTCGAACGTGCGCCATTTAGTTCTTCTCCAGAACTAAAGTTGTCATTCCAGTTCCATCGTGATCCACTACGCGGATCGTGTAGTTGGTCGAATTAACCGTCATCGCATCGCCATCGACAGCGTTCGAGATGTCTTGAGTGCGACACAAAAAGCGCGGCTGGCGGATCGCCATCGGAATGTTCCCGCCAGCATCCACTTCCACGATGTCGTTGTCGAATATGCCGTTGACCGTCGAGGCCGAACCGCCGAAAGGCGTATAAGTCGCAGCGGTGCCGAAATCATCGACACTCACAAAAATCGCCAGATCGTCAGCGGTCTCAACAGCCATTATTTTTCAGCCTTGCGCGTTTTTGTTTTAGGTGCGCTCGAGGTCTCTAGTCCGATCGAACGATCGATCTTTTGCTCCTTTTCGGTAAACGGAACGCCTTTGCCAGAGCCGATGAGCATCGAGGCGAGGCTTTCGTTCACATCGACCACATCGCCCGCATTCATACCGATGCCAGCGATCACGGTTCCGCGAGTCAGTTCAATCTTCATCTCAATCCCCTTTCGAAGAAACTGGCGGGGTTTCCCCCGCCAGCCTTTGCCTCATTAGGCGGTGGTGATGTCCAAGATCGCAGCGAACGATTCGGCATGGCGAACAGCCACATCGACATCCTGGAACATTGCCACGCGGGTCGCACCAGTCGAGGAACCAGTGTAAGGATCGACCAGAACATCGAGACCGCCGAACATCCCGATCATGAGGTCGGCGAAGTTGCCGAAGATCATGGCCGAGCAAACGCCCGAGGAGGTGCCTTTGGTGAGGTCGCTCGGCACAAGGGTCGAGGAAGCCACACCATAGCCCAGAAGGGTGTTCGAGTCGTTCAGGATGAAGTTGCCTTCAACACCGGATGCCTGACGCGAAGTCGTCCGCATCGAAGCGACCACCTTCGGGTTCGTCAGGTAGGACAGGCGACCACCGAGAGCGTTGTCGATAGCAACTTCGCGCTCGAGGTTTACCGCAGCGGCGTAAGTGATCGCGCCGCCGTTGGTGCCGATTGCGACCGAACCGATGCCCGAGGTTTGAGTGATACCAGTCGGTTCGTTCGAGCCACCGCCTTCGATCGCGACTTCATCGATCTTGGCTGCGAACTGACGCAGCATATCGTCACGGATAACTTGTTCGACCGAGGGGTCAGACTGCATCATCAATTTGCGCGACAGATCGACATATTGAGCGATCGTTTTCGGCGACATTGTGACCTGACGGAAGGTCGGAGCGCCTTCTGAGCCAGGAGCGGAGTTCTCTGCTACGAAACCGACAGCGGTTTTCGCATTCAGTGCAGGGATCGCAATGTCACCTTTGAGGCCCGACATCATGCGAGCGCCGAGGTTGGCAGTCACAAGGTTCGGACGCAGAGCGTCGATGAACTCGCCGCCCAGGTGGTCAGTCGGCTTGAGGTAGCCGCCAGCGGAGTTGGTGCCGACAGTCAGATCGCGCTTGAAGATGTCGGACGGAATGTAGAAGCCGCGGGCTTCCTTGCCCGTGCGCTTCGCGATTTCGTCAGAGATTTCACGCTCGAAGCCACCGATTTCACGACCAGCAGCGGCGGCACGGAACGCATTGAGCAGCGAGTATTGCTTGCGCTCTTGGGTGTTCATGCCCACGTTGTCAGGAGTGTCGATCGGTTGATCTGCCGAGGCAACAGCAAGGATGCCGCGGAACTGAGCAACAGTCAGGCCATCTTTGACCGCCTGATTTGCCAGATCGCGCTTGCCCTTGGCCGCGCCGATTTCAAGGATTTCGTTGACAGTTTTGGCGTATTCCGCGCGGGCGCGTTCCTCAACTGCCTGGATTTCATGTTCGCTCATTTGAGCCTCCATTTTCTCAGGGTTTGCAGGTGATTTGATTTCGGCTTTGCGCCCCACGCCCACGGTTTCGTCCGCAGGAATGGAAACGATGGAAGCCTCCATCGGGGTCCACGCGCGAGCGCGGTAAGTGTTCCCACCCGCCGCCTTTTCGTCGCGTTCCATACGCGCGATCCGATACCCGATCGATACATTTTTGCGGATACCATCTCGAACGTCATCCAGAACCTCGGAACCAAGTGCGCCTTTGCTGAAACGCACAGTCGCGCGGAGTCGCCGCGCCGAGGAATCGAGGTTCACAGATTCGATAACCCCGATTTGTCTCTCGGGGTCGTGATCGAGCAACAGTGGAGCGTTGCCCGAGTTCAGAAACGAAAGGTCGATCGACCGTTCGTTGTGATCTAGTATTTCGATGCCAAATGAACGCTCGACAGGCTTTTCGCTCGAGATCGACATTCGAACGCGGCGATCGTCCTCGACCTCCGCCTCCATGCCGATCGAGCGGTGGTGCATCTCGAGCGGAGCCTTGCGATCACCCTCAGAAACCTCGACATCCCCATCAGCGGCGCTGTCCGCGGCTGTGGCGACCGTTTCCTCGGCGATCTCAGGCTCATTGGTTTCGATCTGAGTGTCGATCTCTTGTCTTTGTTCCAGTTCCTCGCTCATCGGCTCGGCCCTTTCTCCAATAGCTTCCTCGAATAAAATCGGGGAATAGTCGTGTTCATCAAGCCAGGCTTTCGCCTCTGCCACCGTGAAGCGAACCGCATCAAATCGGATCGCTTGCAGTTCGGCCCCCTCTCCCTCTTTTACACCATAAATCGCATCGATTCCATCTCCAAAGGCATCGTTCACCCTGGCGAAAGAATCATATCGATCTGGATCGGTAATCCTAGCGGCGTGTTCGTTCGGATAAGGCCGAGCATCCTCTGCCTTCGCCGCGATCATGTCCTCGACCTTTGCCGAGGCCCAGGCTTGGCCCGCATCGCCGCCCCAGAGCGCCCAGGCGATACGCCCGTTCGATGGATACCCTTCTTCGCCTGGACGAAAACCCTCGGCATCCTTGTCCACCTCATGCCGAGCGAAATAGGAGTTCATGCGAACCACCGTGTCGTCGGAGAGGTTCTTGCGGTTCACGATGTCGCGAGCGCGAGCGATCCCGACCTCGGTGCCACCGCGTCCGAACTCAGAACGCCAGGCGAGGCCGCGCTCGGCTTCCTCGACCATTGCATCGGTTGGTATGTTCTCAGCCATCGACACCACCATCGCTCGGCGGGTTCACCAAGTCCTCGGGCGCGATCTTGATCGGACCATAGCCAGATTGACCGCCGCCGAACGGCTCGAACGCGATCTTGAGACCGCGCTCCGCTGCCATCGTCTTTTCGCGAACGATCTGGTCCATAACGTCCTCGATGTCGCGCCCGTATTGGTTCGCGACATCTTGCATCGAGAGGATGCCGTTCGCCATGCCCATAACCGAAGCCGACATCTCTCTTTGCGGATCGACCCAAGCAAAGCCTCGAGCGCGGAACTCCACATTTTCGGCGAATTTGTCAAAGCGCGTTGGCGGGATCGGAATCGCGCCGTTGTCCATCACCGCCATCAGCCAAGCGCGGAAGATCGGTTGGACAAAATGTTCGATCATGAAATCGTGCAGCACCTTGTAAAAGTCGCGATCCTCGAGCGCACCTTGGCGGATCGAGGAATATGACGTTTGCGTCAGATCGTTCGAGAGCGAAGCATAAGAGACCCCGAGGCCCGAGGCGATGCCGCGAAGGATCGCGCGTTCGAAGTCCGCAAATGTGTTTGCGCTCGATGACGGGTCGAACGTCTTGAAGTCCACGCCAGCGGGGAGTTGATGGAACGTGCCAGGCTCCGCCTCGATGATCGGTGTATAAGAATTTTCGACATCATCGCCGACGAACTCATCGCCGCTCGGGGTCGTGAAGAAACCCATCTTGGATGCCGAAATGCGCTCATTGACTAGGACCGCCTCGCGCATCCCGTTCAGTTGCTTGAGCGGTGCGATCGCCGCCGCCATCCACGGAACCCCGCGCGTTTGTTGCGCCCGCTCGGGAAGGAAGATGTGAAGAATTTTGTCGGCTGGAACGCGAATGCGGCGCGATCCAGCATGGCTCGAATACTCGTTGTCGCCTGGGTGAGCGGTCAAAAGATGATATGCCACGGGACGATGGAACCGATCGATCTCGACCCCCATGCGAACCTTGTTGCCATTCTTGAGCGTTTCGTTGTGATTCTCATCGAGGAGATCGACCTCGAGAAACTCAATCGCGAACCCGTGCGAATTGTTGGGATAGCTGACCAAGCGAACCAAGATTTCGCCATCGCGGGCGATCGCTTCAGCGGCGGAGCGTTGCGCGTCCTTCCATGAATAGCGACCATCTACTGTGCAGATACCCTTTCGACCCCAAGCGGACCAAGCGTTCTCTATGATCGAATTTCCAGGCGCGTCGAAAGTGCCATCGGCGTTCTTCGCTTTGACCTGGACTTGAACACCTCGATCGCCGACCACGTTCGTTTTGATGAGCGTCAGGAAGCGCCGCGCATATTCATCGTTGCGAGAGAGATCGCGGCATCGATAGCGAAGCGTTTGCAGCGCCGCCTTGATCTCCGAATCCGCCGAACGGCTCGATGCCACAAAGTCCGAGAACAAGCGCCCGCCTTGCGCCGCCTTGTAGGATCGGCGAGCGACAGGCTTCTTTTCGCGCTTCATGAAGTCAAAAACGCCCATATTTAGAACCTCGCCTTGATCGTTGCGCCCGTCGATTTACCTCGGCGAACCCGCTCTTTTCGCTTCTGCATCGCCAATTCGGCGCGATAATAGTCGCGCCACTTCATAAGTTCATCGATCGACATCTTGACCAAAGAGCGCCCGTTGATCGAGTAGTTTGAAACATCGACATCGGCGCGGTTCTCGAGGCGAGCCTCGATCTTATCGACCATGATCTCGGCATGGGATCGAGGATCAGCGCCATTGACATCTAGATCGGCAAGCGCCGTAAAGGTTCCACGCTCGACGACCACCCGTTCAGAATCCGAGTCCCGAACCATCTCAAGCTGCCAGTGGTAATAGCCTGGCGTGAAATCAGCCGAAACCGCGCTCGAGACTGAGAACAAATAATCAGAACCATAGGCGGTTCCGACTAGCTGAATCTCGCTCGATCCGCCAGCCGTGAGGCGAGCCACATAAGTCGCGGTATATTCGTCGTTGGGATAATCCGAGCCGAGTTCCGTTTTCCGCCATTGGATGAAATCTCCGACGACTAGCTCGAGCGGTTCTTGGGTCGGGGAGTTTGCGGCATCAAAGAGGTTCGCCATCGACCATCATCTCCATGAGTTCACAAAGCCACCGCCGCCTTGCCGACGAACTGGACGTTGTGACGGTCGCGCTTGCGGCGTGACCTCGGGTTCTATCTTCTCAGGCTCATCATCCTCGCTTTGTGCCGCCTTCGCAGCGAACCGATTTGCCAGACTGTTCACGTTCAAGTTCAAGATGCCAAGCGCCGCGATCGCATACACTCGACAATCGAGAGCCTCGTTTCGCGGGCGCGTTTGCACCCATTCTCGCCTCTTATAACCTTTTCTGAAGCGCGTTACCATCTTTTCAGCGGTGAGTTGCGCGAAGAACTCATCCGACCGTCCCTCGGGGAAGTGACAGAACCCAGGCCCAGGCGTTCGGATTTTGAGCCTTGAATAAACCATCTCCTTGATCCCATCGACCCCCACAGGAAAAAGTCTAACAGATTGCCGATTGTTTTTCGAGGGCTTACCTACAATCGGCTTTCCTTCTCCGCCGACACCCTTGATCGCGAACACTCGACGCCCCTCTCGAGGCTTGACGAAATTATAAACCGCCCCCGTGTGGTGGCCCCCGCTATCGATGCAAGCGCAGCGGATCGGGAGTTCGAGGCCGCTCGGATGATCCCAAGTCTCGCTCAAAGCCGCATCGAGGAGGCCCCAGACGCCAGGCGATGACGGGTCGCCATAAAGGATTTTGTAATCGAGCGACCAAGTTTCTTGATCCCGCCCATGCCCGACGATCTCCATCTCGAGGCGATCGTCTTGAACGTCGATGCCAGCGGTGATGATGACGACATCCTCGGGAACGATCGCGGGATCAAAGCCGTTTTTCCCTGGAATGTCTTGATCGTCCACACCATCGCCATCGATCTCGAATGTCTCGCCCAGATAAGTGTTCGTCCACACCTTGAGCATCTCGGGGAGTTTCTTCGCTTTTAGGAAATCTCGCACTCCCTCCTCGAGCGTGACCCACGGCGAATATATAGCCGAAATCTGGAACCCTGCCACGCCATTGAACCCTTGAGTCGCTTCCCAAAAACCAGCCTTGACCGCTCGGTTCTTCTCCGCGTCAGACCATAGAACTCCGCACCCTTCGCACATATAGCCAGCAGTTTCGGGTCGATCTTTCTGCCATTTCACGTTGCGCCATTCGAGCGTTTGTTCGTGTTCGCAATGAGGGCAGATTGTGATGAATCTTCTTTGATCGCTTTGAAGATAACGCTCCTCGATGATCGAAGCGCCCTTGTTCGTCGGCGTTGAGACCATCACCACCTTGCGGTTCCAGAAGGTCGCCGATCGCTTCCTGGCGAGTTCGATCGGATCGCCTTCGGACCCAGATGACGCGGGATAGCGATCGACCTCATCGAGCAAAACAATGCGGATCGGCCTCGAGGCAAGTTGCGCTGGCGAGTTCGCGCCGATCATCGAAATCCGTCCGCCAGGGAAATTCTTTTGCAGTGTCGTGTTTCCGCTATCCCTCGAGCGAGGGTCTTTCACCTTGCCCTTGAGGCAAGGCGTATCGCGGAGCATCGGCGCAAGTCGGTCTTTCGAAAATGTCTCCGCCATGCCTTTGTGACCTGTTGGCTGGACGCACAAAATTGGCGCGGGATCATGGGCGATATGATAACCGATAATGTTCAGGATCACCTCGGTCTTGCCAAGTTGCGCCCCCGCCATCACGACGATCTCGGTCACGTTCGGGTCGCTCGAGGCGTCCATGATCCCGCGCAGATATTCGGTGCGCTCAGTATACCATCGACCAGGCGCGGCGGATGCCTCAGAACTTAGCCGCCTTTCGAGGTCTGCCCACTCGCTTACGCTTAGTCGCGGCGGCGGGCGGAGTGTCGAAATCGAGTTCCGCACCACCTCCCTCATCGCCTGAATCATCTCTGGGTGCGATGTCGATTCGTGGCTCATAGCTTGAAAGTTCCTCCAGACAGTCGTGAACCGCCTTCTCGAGAATGTCCTTGATCGTTGCGAGATCGGTTTGCCCGCGCAACATCGGTGCCAGCGTTGACGGGATCGAGAGAAGGCGAGCCTTGGCGTTCGCAAAGACATCGGACCAGACCGCCTCGACATCATCCGCCGAGACATATTCGCGCCGCGCCTTCGCGAGTTCCATCTCGGAGATCGCGGCATCGACCAGCATCTTGCGGGTTCTTGCGCTCTCGAAACTCGGAGTCGCCATCTTTTGCCCTCTCAGCGTTATCTCAGAGATATATTATTCTCTGGATTTTCTTGAAGATCAAGGCGCGATCTTCTTATTGATTTTGAAGGTGATTTTGCCTCGGTTCCTAAGTTCTTGTTTTTATTGAAATTCTATCCCTGAGAATTTACCGGGGTCGCGCGTTACC